CCTTCGCCCCGCGGGGCGCGGCCCGAGAGATCGGCACAACGCAATGTCCGACCATCCGGCATGCGCCGAGCATTCGGAAACAAGGCTGGCATCCATTCCTTGGCGCGATCAGCAAGCCGGTGGCGTACTTCCGCCAGATCATGGCGTGGCGCAGTCGTAGGCCATGCGTCGTTGAGATCGATCTGGCCTGCTTCGACTGGGTGATGGGTCTGGCTCATGCGACGATCACAAGCCCCCATTCAGCACGAGTGATCGCAGTATAAAGCCATCGGCTGCGATCATCTCGCGTTTTGCCAAGCCCGTCGTCCCAGACAAGTGCTGTCGGGAACTGCGAACCTTGCGCCTTATGACCCGTGATTGCCCAGCCGAAGGTCGCCTCGGTCAAGCCCCTCTTGATCTTCCAATCACGATCATGACGGTGCTTGTCGAACGCATAGTGATCCTCGAAGTGGCCCTTGTAGATACGCAAACGAGCACGGCTTCCATCTTCCTGCGGCGCGCCGATGCGATTGCCGTCCTCGTCAGTTACGACCGCCGAGAAGTAATGGGTGGCTTCATCGACAACATCCGAGAGCGTCAGAAACATCCCATTGATAAGGCCGATGTCGTTCTGATTTTTCAGACAGATGATCTTTTCATCAGGGCCACTTGGCAGCCAGCCTGCATGGCCAAATCCAGCTGCGCGGCGCATGACATTGTTCAACTGCAGCCGTGTCGCATTCATGCCGCAGATCACCTGACCGCCACGCAGCGCCTGGTCGGGCGAGACATCCTGCTTGCGCATTTTCCAGACGTAATCATCATACCGGCCAAAGCCAATCGGCTCGCCCTGCCGTGCCATGGTAGCCAGACGAATTATGGCACTTTCGGCTGCCTGGCGATGGATTTCGGTGAGCATAATATCCGGCTCGTCTTTGGTGAAGGCACCTTCACTATTGATAGGTGGCAATTGACCGGGATCACCCAGCACCAGGATCGGCTTGCCAAAGCTCATCAAGTCGCGTGCCATTTCCTCGCCAACCATCGATACCTCATCAAGAACAATAAGTTCAGCAAAGGCAGCATCGCTTTTGGGGTTCAGCGCGAAGCGCGGATGCTTCATCTCCGCAACGCCATGGCGCATGGACTGAATCGTGGATTCCGCAATGGTGCGCTCGAAGCCCGAAAGGTGCTTCACACCGGCAATTGCTTCCTCAATCTTCTTTTCGGCTTCCTCGACCTCGTCGTCGGTGGCCTCGATGACGCTGTAGATCAGGCTATGGATGGTGCGTGCCGGGGTGCCTTTGCGACGGAGAACCAATGCAGCCTTGCCGGTGAAGGTCGCCGTGACCACGCCAGGAATGCAGTTCTCGCTATTCTCACCGGCTTGGTGCTGTTCCAGCTCAAGCTCTTCGAGAGCGAATTTCAGGACGGTGGATTTCCCCGTTCCAGCATAACCAAACAGGCGAAACACCTGTTGATTCTTTGTGCCGTGCCTGAACCATTCCTTGATGGCTGCAATGGCGCGATACTGGGTGTTTGAGGGCGTGATAGTGGTCATGCGTGTCTCTCCCAACAGCGGGCCGCGTAGGGGCAGAAGCGGCAGAGGTAGAAATCGGCTTGTGCGGCGATGCGGGGCGGCAATTCGCGGGCCTCGGCGGCGCGAAGGACATCAACCGCGCGATCGGACAGGCGCTGTGCCTCGGCGGCGTCAAAGGGCACTGCCTCATGATGCAGGGCCAGGCTGTCGCGGTTCACGGCGGTGAGGAGGGCGACCTCCAATTCGAAATAGGCCATGTAAAGCTGCACCTGCGCGAAATAGATCGGCTTTGATTGGCGCAGCCCGTGCTTGACCAGATCGGTCCAGGATTTCTGGCCAAGCGCTTTTGATTCCCAGAGCGCCGGCCAGCGAATGCCGATATCGGGCCCGGCGACGATCACCCCATCGGCATGGCCACGCAGCTTGCCGCCGGCGGCGGTAAAGCCGAATTGCGTGCCCTCGGCATTGCGGTCGCGGAGGTCAAAGCCCGCCTGACGCAACCAGCGAATGGCGAGCGCTTCTATCTGATGCCCGGCATCAAAGATGCGGAGAATGCCCGCGGGAAAGTCGCGCCCGGTATCCTTGGGCGTATGCGTCACCTCATAGACAAGCTTGCGCGCGCATTCTTCGCCGATGCGGCTGCCGCCGAGATAATCGCGTGGGGACTCACGTTGGTTGCGCGCGGTGATGGCTGCATCGATATGGGCATTGACGCGCGCGGTGGTATCGGCGCGGCCATCGGCGGCAATGCCATAGATCAGGCCTGAGTGGTGGTTCAGATCAAGCAGCATGCGTGCCTCCAAAAGGAATAGGATCGTCGAATGGATCGCGCTCAGCGACTTGCCGTTGCATGGCGGCTTGAAAGCCATCCACGCAGGCTTCGATGATGCGATCGATCTCGGCCGGGCTGCGGTCATGAAAGGCAGTCAGCAGGCCAAGTTCCTGCAGCACCTCTGCCAGCGGTCGGCGCGCGGCCTTGATGGCGGCTTCTTCCAAGGGGGTCTTGTCGATCATGCCGCCAATCCGGCGCGCGAGCGCGCTGCCCGCTTTTGAACAGGCCATGCTGCAAAAGCGGTAATGCGGAAATTCGCCAATACGCAGTTGGTGGATATAGCCAAAGCCCCGTGCCTCTCTTGCGCAGAGCGCGCAGGTAAGGCGCAGCACCTGATCCTCGGGCGTGCAGCCTGGCAGTGCTGTTGGGGGCTTGGCCGCGACGCGCGGGGTTGCGCGGCGCGACCAGCGGCGGGGTGGCATGGGCGCATTACCCGTTCAGCCAGGCAGGGCCACCACCGGCAAAGGCCGGGCTTGCGGCGGGCGGTGGCGCCGGTTGCGCGGTGGGCGCGGCCTGTGCAGGGGCTGACCAGGCTGGCGCCTGTTCGGGCGCGGCTGCGGCGACGGGCGCGGCTTGTGTGCCCCATGCCGGTGCGGCACTGGCAGGCGCATTGGCTGCCGCACGCGGCGGGCGTGGTGTTGGCGCTGCTGGCACGCTCTCACCGGCCATCACCTTGGCGTATTCCGGATCGCTCGCCAGCAGCACGCGATCGATCTTGTTGGTCTCGGAATAGCGGGCGTCGCTCGCGGGCTCGACACGCAGCTTGGCGGCAAAGGTAATGCCATGCAGGTCGGAAAGCCCGCGCAGCACCCGCTTGCCGCGTGCCGCGTCACTCATATCCTGCGGATCGAGGCCCAAGGCGCTGTCGATCATGGCACGGAACATGCCCTTGGAGATCTTCCAGCCGATCGAGACGCCATTATCGTCCAGCTTGCCGCCCATCACGGTGAAGGTCTGCCAGAATTTGCGCCGCGCCAGCGGGCCATCCGTGATGGTGAATTCGCAATCCAGCATGCGCACATCGCTGCTGGGCGATTTCGCGCCCTTGAGCAGCCCGCGATCTGCTTCGCCAAGGCCATCCAGCCCACCGCGGCGGATCTGCATGGTGATTTTGACAAAGCTGCCATCCGGCAAGATGTCCGTATTGCGCGGCAATTCCGCATCATTCATGTCAAGCATGGGTGCTTCCTTTCGGCTCAGGCGGTGGGGGTGGTGTTGATTTTGTGGAGCAGGGCCGCGAGATCGGCGGGCTCGGTTTCATCCAGCCGGCCGGAGCGATCCTTCGCGGGCAGGCCGAAGCTATTGCCGGCACGGCAGACCAAGCGGCGCTCGCTGCCGCGTTCGGGGTCGTGACGCCAGGCATCGCCCTCGCGCTGAAAGAGACCCATGGAGACGACCTGATCGACAATGCCCGGCAATTCGCGCGCGGCCTTGCCGCCTTCCATTTGCGGTTGCCAGGTGACGCGGCCGAATTCATCGGTGACGCGTTCCAGAATGCCGACCATGATGGTGGTCTTGCCCGGCGCGTGTTGCAGGTGCTTCAGCAGCCCGATCACTTCGCGCGCGAGCAAGCCGTAGGCACCGCGCGTATCGGGCTTGCCGGTCTTGTCAGAAAACGCCTCCGGCCGCGTCTTGGCCCAGGCCATGGCTTGGCGCGTCAGATCGGTGATGCTGTCCAGAAAGACGATGGATTTGCCGGCGATCAGCCGCACCAGATCGGGATGCGCGGTGGCGAGGTGCTGGTAATGCGCCTCGGAGAAAAACCCATTCGGATCGGCAGCCGGGTTCACACCGCCAATCAGGCAGGCGATGGCAATCGCATCGTCAAAGCGACGGATGGGGATGCTGTCGCCCCGCCAATCCTGGACAGATTTCAGACCGGCTTCGAGGTCGATGCAGATCGTCTCGGCGGTAGGCAGTGTTTTGAGTTGAGAGGTTTTGCCGACACCGCTTGGGCCAAACAGCGCCAGCGTGGTCTTATTGGCCGCGCGCGAAAGGCGCTCATCGGCCGTGACAATGCGCAGTGCCATCAGTTTGACCCTTCGCTGCTCGGGTGGGGGCCGGCCAATGCTCTGCCATCGCGCTGCGCGGTTTCACTGAGCAGAGTCAGGCGATAGGTCGGGCGGCCAGTTTGGACGGTGCGTGCCGGTTCGAAGGCTTTGCGAATGCGCTCGGGCCAGGCGGTATAGGCGCGCTCGGGAACCTTGAAGGCGATCTCGAGGTAGTCGAGCGGGTTCTCACCACCGGAGCGGATTTCCTCGGCAAGCCGTGCAAGCCGGGCCTGGTCCCATTCGACCTTTTTCGACAATTCGGCGGTGACTTCCACCGAGCCATCTTGAAAGCGCACCGTGCCGGTATCCTTGCCGGCCATGCCGCGCGCTGCGATGGCGCGCTGCTGGTAGCGCAGCGCAATCGCGCTTTCGATCCAGGCTTGCATGCGCTTGGCAGCGTCAGCCGCCTCGCGGGCATCTGATTGAAGCAGCGCGAGATGTTCCGCCGGCAGGGCGACGATATCGCCCATTTGCATGTGGCGCAGGGCTTCGAGCGTTGGGCGGTTGGAGAGCGCGTGCATCAGGCGATCCCCCGCTGCAGCTTTTGTAGCAGCGCGGCGGAGGCCATGCCGCGGCTATTTGTGCTACGCGGCCGCACCACCAGGATATAGGCGAAGCATTCCGTATCCATGCGTCGCTGCAGCAGGTGGCAAAGCCCGGCCTCGGCCATGGCAAGGGCGCGACGCGCGACCAGTTCCAATTCGTCACGGCGTTCGGGCGGAAGCTTTGTCGCGATCTTGTCCCGATCACGCGCCAACATGCCGATATGATAGTTGATAGCATCACCGGCGGCCGCATCGGCAAAACGGTCGCAGAGGGTGTTTTCGTTCAAGACAAGATCAAGCAGCGCTGCCAGCTCAGCCGCGTCAGCAGGCAGTGATTGATCTGGATTTTGCGGGAGCATCATGTGGTCCTCCGTGATGATGTGGGTCTCACTGAGTAATTACGTATTTGCGCGCGAAAAATTCTCACGACCTCAAAGACACAGTGGCGGCGCGGTGTGTGGTGCGCGTTGCGCATGGCGATGCACCCATGATGCGCAGCCAGCAGCGCAGTTCCTGCAGCTCGCGATAGAAGGTGGCGGTGGAGACATTACTTGCCGCGCGCGTTGCCGCGATGTCGCGATGCGTAAAGATGCTGCGCAGTAATGCGCGCTGCGCTTCGGGCATCTCATCCGCCGCATGTGTCACGGCGAGATGGGCATCCAGATCATGCGCCGGTGCGGCAAGGCTGCGCAGGATCCCGGCGGCCTCCTTGCTGTCCAGCGAAATGGAAGGCGGTGCGCTTGGCCGGCGTGCCTGATCGGCGATGGCTCGCCGTGCAACGATGGTGACAAAGCCGCCCCAGGAACCCCGCGCCGGGTCGAAATGGGCGCTGGCCTGAAGCAGGGCGAGCAGGATGTCCTGGATCAGGTCGTCACGATCGGTGGGGCCAATCCGGCGATTCCGCGCTGCCTTGGCGGCCAGAATGCGGGCCAGTTTCAGGGCGTCCTCAATCTGACTTTTCTCCCATTTCTGAGGTAGTTCGGACCCGTTGTTCTGTTGTCTGTTCATGTTGCGACCTCTCGCGTTTGGCTGATTTCGATGGGCCAAGGCGAGCCGAGCGGTTGGGGGTGCGCCTAGTGCAAAGGGGTGCAAGGGGGTGCAAAAGGGGTGCGTCGAAGCGCGATTTTGAGCGATGCACCCCCATATGGATCAATGACTTAAAGGCCAAAAACCGGGGGTGCAGGGGGTCAGGCCGGCGCAGGCATTGCACCCCCTCTTGCACCCCCCACTGCACCCCCGGCGCCAGTCAGATTGGGGCTGGACTCTTTGGGCGGAGAGAACATAAAGTGAACATACGATTTCCTATCCCAAAATAAGCCAGGGACCGTGTTCCTATGCCAATCGTCATTGCCTATGCCTCAGAAGCAGCCCTGAACCCCAGGCTGGACCGGGCTGCGCCCGCAATCCGCACCGTGGCCGCCCAGGTGCGCCGGCAAATTCCGCTCGCCCCAGGGGAGATCGCCCTTTCCCTGCCGGCGTTGGTCGAAGCCTGCCGCAGCATCGAGGTGAATGGGCGTTGCCTCGCGGTGTCCTGGGAATTGGATCGCGCGCTTCGGGACGAGGCTGGCCAGGATGTTCTTGGCCTATGCGACATCGACGCCGATGAACCTGGCTGGGCCTATCTCGCGATCAATGCGGTGATGACTGCGCATCGGCCTGATTTGGCGCTGAGCACGGCAGCGCATGAATTGGGCCATTTGCTGTTCGATGTGCCGGCGGCGCTGGAGCGCGGTGAACATGGCTATCGCGCCGTGGCGCAATCGGTGCGTGCGCTTGATCGTGCAGGGCGCGGGGCTGAGGCGCGCGCGAATGAATTCATGGGTGCATTGCTGGTGCCGCCTGTGCCTTTGCACACGCGCCTGCTGGCCCATGCGCGCAGCGAGGGGCTGCGCCTTTGTCGCGGCCCGCATTTGGGCAGGCCCGCGAGCCCGATCGTCGCAGCTTCAAACGGTGCCGAGGCTTTGGCGGGCGTGCTCGCGGCGCTCGCGGGCGATTTCGGTGTTTCAGAGAAATTCATTGCCGTGCGCCTGTCGCGTTACGGCCTGGTGGAAGGGGGAATGTGATGCCTTTTGGGGATGTTGTGCGCGCGCGCCGAACGGCGCTGATGATCAGCTTGAATGATATGGCCGAAAGGCTTGGCATTTCGCCCGGCTATTGGTCGCGGGTTGAGCGCGGCATTGAAGGGCCACCGAGCGACGAGCTCGTGAAATGCGTCGCCGCCATTCTTGGCATTCCCATGGATGAGCTGTTCATCGAAGCCAAGCGCCTGCCGCCGGACATGCGCCACGATATTGGGCGCGTGGTGCTGGCCTATCGGCGTTTGCGGGCAAGGCGCTTGGGGTGAAGGGAGGGCGGCATGCCTGCCACGCCGAAGAACAAGGTTTTCTATCAAATCCACGAGGCGAAGGAACGGCTGGGGCTTTCCATGTTGGACATGGCTGTCCTTGTTGCTGAAAAAAAGCTGCTGCTTTCCGCGGCCCTTGGTGGGATTTTGGTACAGCATGGCGTCCTTGAGGAAGGGCTTGATTTTAGCTGCATGTTTGTGCCGCTAGGTCAAGATTTTGTTCACGGGCTTGTGGATCTGCGCCCGGAGGATGGTTGGGAAGTCCTGCGTGCTGGTTCGCACACAATCAACGTTCTTGCGGCAGAAAATGGCTATTGTCGTCGGCTCATCAACGACAAAAATCATGCATCGAGCCGGCTGGTCACGCGCGAGGATGTCGGGCTGCGGCACGAAGAACTGACGCGCTACCTCGCCTTTGAACAATCGCTGGAAGATGTGGCGCCTGCCGTGCAACACGAAAAGCGGCGCGTGCCGACCGCCTATGATTGGGAAGCAGCGCAGCTTGAGGCGTTTCGGTTGGCCTATTTTGATGGCGTGCCGCCATCCTTTGGGGCGCTCATTCGCCATATTCAGGCATGGTACATCGCCAAGGGCGGCCGCGTGCCGGATGAAAGCACCCTGAAGCGGCGCCTCAAGAAATTCTGGACCATCTTTGGGCCGGAGGCACAGGACAAGGCGGCCTGAGGCAGTCGCGCGAGCGCGTGAGAAAAACACGCCTCGATTTACGTAATTACATGGCAGGAAATCCACGCGGAGCCGCGATGCCCCTGCCACATGCGAATCCCCACCTCCCGCAGCACCTCCGCGAGGTCTGCAACATCCTCGCCCGCGGGTTACTGCGGCTGCGGAGCCGCGCTGCCCCGCCAGTAGCGCCAGCCCCGGTCGATAGCAGAGACATTCGCCTACACTTCCAGGCCCCCCAGCGCCGTTATGCGAACCCCAAGAGAAAGGGAACCGCATGAAACGAACCGCACCAGCCGAGTCAGGCCCACCACCGATCATCATCCCGGCCATTCCAAAGCAGGACGTGCCAGCCCGGCTTGCCGCACTGCCCGACGCTGATATCCGGGAATTGAAGGAGCAATGGCGCAGCCTCTTTGGCGCCGAACCGCCACCTTACAACCGGCGCTTTCTGGAAAGCCGTCTGGCCTACCGCATTCAGGAACTCGCCTATGGTGGCCTGAAGCCAGAGACCATCGCCCGGCTGGAAGCGCTGGGCGAACAGATTGACGGCGGCAACATCACGCTCCGCCGTATCCGGCAGGATCAACGCCCGATCGTCGGCACAAGGCTGTTGCGCGAATATCAGGGCGTCGAGCATGTCGTGACCGTCACGCGCGATGGCTATGAATATCAGGGCCGCCCCTTTCAATCGCTCTCCGCCATCGCGCGCGCCATCACCGGCACGCGCTGGAATGGCTGGATGTTCTTTGGCTTGCGAAAGGCCAGCGCATGACCCGCCGCGACCCTGCATCCCCGACGCTCACGCGCAAGCGCCGCTGCGCGGTCTACACCCGCAAATCTACCGATGAGGGCTTGGAGAAAGAATTCAATTCCCTCGACGCGCAGCGCGAATCCTGCGAGGCCTATATCGCCAGCCAACGCTCCGAAGGCTGGGTGCTGGTGCATGACCGCTATGATGATGGCGGCGTTTCCGGCGGCACGCTGGAACGCCCTGCGCTGAGACGACTGCTGGCCGATATCGAAGCCGGCCTCGTGGATGTGGTGGTTGTCTATAAGATCGACCGCCTGTCACGATCCTTGATGGATTTCGCCAAGCTGGTCGAGGTGATGGACGCGCACGGCGTGACCTTCGTTTCCGTCACGCAGTCCTTCAACACCACCACGTCGATGGGCCGGCTGACGCTGAACATCCTGCTTTCCTTTGCGCAATTCGAACGCGAGGTGATCGGCGAACGTGTGCGCGACAAGATCGCTGCATCCCGCGCGCGGGGCATGTGGATGGGTGGGCCGGTGCCGCTCGGCTACCGCGTGGAAAATCGCAAGCTGCTGGTGGACGAAGCCGCCGCCACCACCGTGCGTCGCGTGTTTGAGGGGTTTGCTGAAATTGGATCCGCAACGCGGCTGCTACCTGTATTGCGCGCCGAGGGGCTACTCACCAAACACGGCCGCCCCTTCGACAAGGGCGCGGTCTATAAGCTGCTGGTCAACCGCGTGTATCTTGGCGAGGCCGTGCATAGGGGCAAATCCTATCCCGGCGAGCACGCCGCCATCATTTCGCGGGCGCTGTGGAGCCAGGTGCATGAGATCATGGCGTCCAACCCGCATATGCGGGCTGGGCTGGCGCGCAATCGGTCCCCTGCCCTGCTGCGTGGGTTGATCTTTGGCGCCGATGGGCGGGCGCTATCGCCCACGCACACGCGCAAGCAGGGGCGGCTATATCGCTATTACGTCAGCCAATCGGTCCTGAAGGGTGGCGCGGATGATGCGCCCTATCGCCGCTTGCCGGCAGGCGAGATCGAGGCGCTGGTCCTGGACCAGCTTCGCGCCCTGCTGCGCCAGCCCGAGGTGGTGGTGGGCACCTGGCGCGCGGCGCAGGCCGAAGCGCCGGACCTTGCCGAGGACACGGTGCGGGACGCCCTGGCCCGGTTTGACCCCGTCTGGTCCGAGCTGTTTCCCGCCGAGCAGGAGCGGCTGATCCGGCTCCTGGTCCAGCGCGTAGTGGTGGGCGAGGCTGGGGCGCAAATCAGCCTGAACCTTGAAGGCCTCGCGAGCCTGGCGAGGGACCTTTCGCAACCGAAGAGGATTGCAGCATGAAGGGCGTGACGAGCGTGACGGTTTCGGTGCCGCTGACCATCCGCCGGCGTGGTGGGCGGAAGCAGATAATCGGGCCCGATGGGGCGGTGGCGCGGCAGGGCGACGGCGGGGCTGGGGTTGTTCCGGTCCATGGCGACCCGGCGCTGATAAAAGCGCTGGCGAGGGGGTTTCGGTGGCGGCGTATGCTGGAAGAGGGGCGGTATGCTTCGATCCGAGAGCTCGCCATCGCGGAAAAGGTGGACCGGGCCTATGTCGGGCGGCTGCTGCAACTGACGCTTATGCCGCCGAAGGAGGTGGAGGCTGCATTGGGGGAGGTGAACCTTTCCCCTGTCAGAAAAACCGCTGCGGATTGCAGCCCTTTCTCGTTCTGCTAGAACCCGATACGATAGCCGTGCCCGCTGCCCCTCGCTGCGGATTGCAGCCCTTTCTCGTTCTGCTAGAACCAAAAGAGGATTGAGCAATGAGCGCGCTAGGCTGCGGATTGCAGCCCTTTCTCGTTCTGCTAGAACTTTTTGGCGCATCTACGTGTCTGGCCTGAAGCTGCGGATTGCAGCCCTTTCTCGTTCTGCTAGAACACGCGCAAGGCATTGTCCGCCGTGTCGCCTGCTGCGGATTGCAGCCCTTTCTCGTTCTGCTAGAACAAGCGCTATTGCCTCCAGGCTGATCCCGCGGCTGCGGATTGCAGCCCTTTCTCGTTCTGCTAGAACGGACCGCTATCTGGCGCTTTCCACGCGCGAGCTGCGGATTGCAG